AAACCAATGATGAAATTTATGACTTTTTAGGAGGGATGCTAGGATGTTAAAATACAAAGATTACTCAACCTTAATCAACGAACAGCAAAAGGAATACGAAAGCTTTACCAAAGATAAAACGTTCTTTGCTTTTACTGAAGAACAGTTCAACGAAGGCATGAAAAGATTTGGTTTAGCTCCGGATGATACCGACAAGGTTTATCAAATCGGCTTCGGAGGATATATCCTTCGTGCCCAGGCTAAGGCTCATAATGATTTAGTAAAACGCCTGAACATCGAAAAGAAGGAGCACATGAAAGATTTTGACTTCTTGAAATCAGCCTTCCGTTACGAACTTGCTAACCATGAGTTTTGTATAACTTATGAGCTTGACGATACGCTGGATGCTCTGCTTTTGACTTATGAGCAAGTTAACTCTGACCCGGTTATGAAAAAAGCTTTACTTGAAGCAAAGAAAGAATATCTTAAGAATTGCGAAGATTGGATGTGATTAATGTGAGAACAAGACAACTTATAAAGTATGTACTGATGCTGGAAACGCTTCCTCTTGCCGGAGATGAGTTCCATGAACTCATGGCAAATACAAAACGCCGCCAAAAGAGAATCGATGCACTGCGTGAAAAGCTTCTGATGCCAGCAAGCTGCTATCCCTACAAATCATTATAAATAGAAGAACCAGCGTACACCGAAAGGTGTGCGCTGGAAAAAAGATTGGAGTGAAAGTTATGTGTAAAGTAGCAGACAAAAGTTATAGAGAGTTATGCGAAGCGTTGCTGGGGCAAGAAGCTTATAAGGTTTCCGAATTAACGGCACAGAAATTGTATCGCCTGGAAGATACCGACGAGCTGAAAGCATATGGTTTAGACAAACAGAAAGCAGAAGCTTTCTTGTGTGGTGTAGAGTTAGGCAAAAGAGCTTTCACCGAAACAAAAGCTGAGGAAAAAAGATACTGCTGTGCTCCGCAAGACTTAGCTGAATATATGATGCCGAAGTTGCGGTATTTAAATCATGAAGAATTCTGGGTAATTGCAGCAGACAGCAAGAACAGAATAATTGAGGCGAGGGCTATACTGAAAGGAACGCTGACTAACTGTTATGTTCATCCTAGAGAGATTTTCAAGTATGCCATCATGAAAAATGCTGCTGCAATCTTTGTAGCGCATAATCATCCTTCAGGTCTTGCAACACCTAGTGCTGACGATAAAAAGTTAACCAGGGATATTGTTAAAGCCGGGGCAATAATGGGAATACCTTGCTATGATCATATCATTATAGGTGACGGCAGTTACTACAGTTTCCAGGAAGATGAACAAATGTAAGGAGGAAAGAAAAATGAACGCTTATGAAATTATGTACGTTATGCGTCCGGAGCAGGAAATAGTCGAGGATGTTATCTTGAAGTTCAATAACTTAATCGCTTCTAATGGTGGCGTAGTTGAAAAAACAGACCGCTGGGGAGAAAGAAGGATGCCTTATGTAATTCAGGACTATAAGAATGGTATTTATGTCCTGGTTACATTTCATGCAAGTAAGAAGTGTGTACTCGAGCTTCACAAAGCAATGGATATTACCGAAGAAGTGCTCCGGCACATGATTATCAGAAAGGGTGTATGCTAATATGACACCTTTTGATAAATTTAAGGAAACTGCGTTTGACATAGGAGAATTTGAAATAGTTCCTACCGATGAGCAATAGAAAGGTAGTGGTTAACGTGAAAATATTGTATTTTGAAGGTGCTGGCTGGGAAAAGGCAGAGCGCAGCATCAACACCATAGGCAACTGCCGTGTTAGAACAGCATTTCACCTCGATAACGGCAAGGGCGTTTATCTTGAAATTGTTTGCTGTGAAATGCTTGGCGAAAGAAAGAAGCTTTATGGCGGCTTACAGTATGTAGGCTTCGTAGACTTCTTATTCTACATCACGGATGAAGAGCCGAACGATGACTGCAATAAGCATAAATTACCCGGTATGCGTAACACTCATTTTGCTTATGACTTCGATTCAATTCTTGCTTTTGTGAATAGCCTGGGAGCATCGTTTGATAAAATATGTGTGCTGCCAAACCTTGCCGGATATAGAGTACATTCAGATGACCGGGCAAAGCGATACAACTATGCTGACGAGTTTACGCCAGACTGGGAGGTTATAAAGAGAGCGAAAGAAATTCACGAATACTTTTACCAGCTGGAGCAATCAGAAGGCAAGAAGTTCCCTAACTTCTCTCTGTACAATGACGAAGGCGACAAGACAAAGTTTTACTTGATCAGGCATTATAACGGCTATAATAAGAAATGGCTCATTAATGCGTCAAGCGATTCGTGGTTAAACACGATGATTGAAGTATCTTAACAAAAAGCCTGCGGGAAATCTCGCAGGCAATATTTTTATAAAAGATTATATTGATTACATAAAGAGAACACTGTATAATGATAAGAGATATAATAATTAAGGTGGTGCTACTATGTCAATAGAAAACAAAATCAAGGTATTAATCGCTTCAACAGGAAAAAACCAGGCTACATTAGCTAGGGAAATGGGCATTACGCCAATGTCCCTGAACTACAAGGTTAAAAAATGCAAATCACTTAAGCTTCTGCTGGAGCTTGCAACTGCCTGTGACTTCGAAGTTGTTTTGCGTAAGCGTGACGGCAGTATTGAATATGAAGTAACCAGGGAAGATTTAGAGGAAGAAAATTAATATTTTATAAAGAAAACTCTTTACAAAAGCGGAGAATTATAGTACAATATAATTGTAAGGAAGATATAAGAACTTACAAGAAAGGAAGTCGAAAAAATGTTAGAAAAGAAAATCTCCGCATTAAAAAACATGAATAACGAAGAGTTGGTAAGAGAGTATGAAAAAATGGTAATGTACAATACTCAACACCTGGAAGCTTGCCTCGGTAAATCCGGTCAGTACGAAGAAGCAATCAAAGCTGAAATCCTCAGCCGCATGAATTAAGGAGGGCGTTATGAAGATAGGTCAAGTTGAATTTACATGGCGTGCACATCGTCAAGCTTTTGCTATTAGAATCGGCGGCGAGCAAAGAGTGTTCCGCTTCAATAAGAAAACGGTTCGCAAGGAGCTGTTTGCGAAAATTCGCTCCTTAATTTCAGAAGCATCAGGCACTGAAAAGGTTTGTCAGCATTGTGGCAAGCATTACTTCGGTGTAAACTCGCATAACTTTTTGTGCGGTGACTGCGCTCAGAAAGCTGCTGACATACATCGTGAAGGTGTTGGCAATATTAAAGAGTTTTCCTTCAGTGAAGCTTTACAGTACATTCCTGAGGGCGTTAATCCAATCGAATATGAGCGTAAAATTGACGCAGAAATTCGTGCTGAGCGTCAAGCATTGGTAGACTTGTGGAAACAAGATGACCAAGCGTGGAATTTGTACTGCTACGGAAAGAGGGCGAGCAAATGAAGTACGAAGTAACTTTTTCATGCGGTCACACTGGAACGGTACAGCTGTACGGCAAAGGTGATGAGCGTGAACGTAAGATTCGTTATTTTGAAGAATATGGCGTATGCTCCGAGTGTTACAAAGAGCGCCGTGCTATAGAAGCAGAAATTGGCTGCAAACATGTAACAATGTTCTACAGGACATATAAAACTGATTATAGTTTCTGCGACGTTTTAAACGATTCTTACGATAAGCAGGAAAAAACTATTACGGTGTTAGTTCCGGAAGCGTTGGCAGATTTTATAGATGCTAAAAATGAGGGCGGTGCTACACTGTTTAATGCAGCTATTAAGATTGCTACCAATAACAAAAACAAGGAAGGAAAGCATTACGCAGAGTGCTATGAGATAGTCAAAGCCTATATCAAGGAACACGCAGACTTTGCCAAAGAATTACAGGCGTATATGCAACAACAATATAGATAAGCAAACCGAAAGGGCGTGATCATTTGAAGCTGGAAGATATTATCAAGTCTTACAATGCCGAAGGCAGCATTAAAAAAGTAGCTGCACTGTTTCGCGTTTCAGAGCAGAAAGTCAGAAAGGTTCTCATTGATGCCGGAGCATATGAAAGTGATATGTCCATACAGGTCAATGATTTGTATGAGCAAGGTTACAGCGTGGAGAATATAGCCGAAAAATTGCGTGTAAGCAAGAGCACTGTTTCAGCATATCTGCCGTACACCAAAGGCGTGTATCTTGGCGAAAATCCTTCCAGCAATGCTCTTAAAATAAGAAAGTGCAGAGCTAAAAATGGATAAACCTTTACATGATTTGCTAAATGAGTATATAGCAGCTTATAGCAAAGGTGAAGATAACCTAAGAGCGTTTTGGGAGTATGTTATAAGCATAGGAGCTTATGAACAGATGCGCCAGCTTGCTGTATACCAGGATGTTATTTTTAGCTACAAGAAAGACCAAACAAAGCTTTCCGGCAATGGTTACTGCGAAAAAGTTTACACAGCCGAAGATGCAGAGTTCGCCAGGATACAAATAAAACACCTTTTAAAATCATGTCAGTAAGGTGTCATTTACAAGGCAATTAAAGGAATGATATAATTAAGATGCAACAGTTGGATGATAAATCCTTCTCCTTAAGAATATGTTGTGTACCCAAAAAGCCGTCTACATTTTGATATGTACCCAGTTTTCTGGACACCGCTAAAAATTTGAATAATTATATTTACATCATGGATGCTTCTCTGAATTTAGAGGGAGGCATCCATTTTGTTTTAGCTTGAATTCTTTTGTTGTTATAATAATCGATGTACTCAGCTATAGCGTTTGAAAAAGATTCAAACGAAGGGTAATCTTTTTCAAATCCGTAGAACATCTCGTTTTTTAATCTGCCAAAGAAAGTTTCCATAATGCAGTTGTCATAGCAGTTACCTTTTCTAGACATTGATTGAATGATTCCATGCTTTTGCAGTTCATTCCTATAAAATTCGTGCTGATATTGCCATCCTTGATCTGAGTGCATAACAAGACCTTTTACAGAAGGAAAACGTTCAAATGCCTTTTTCAGCATGTCCTTTATTTGCGCCATATCTGGATGTAGAGAAAGATTGTAAGAGATTATTTCATTGCTGTTCATATCCAAAATCGGAGAAATATAACATTTGCCCCAAGGCAGATTGAACTGCGATACATCGGTTGTCCACTTTTGCAAAGGTTTTTCGGTATTGAAATCTCGATTGATGATATTATCAGCAACTTTGCCAACATCGCCTTTATAGGAGTGGTATTTTGCCTTGGGACATTTTCCAAACAAGGTAAGCTGATTCATGATTCGTTGGACACGCTTGTGATTTACTCGAAAACCTCGATTCAGAAGCTCCTTATGTACGCGCCTTACACCATATCGCTTTTTGTTCTCGTTGAAGATAACAATAATTTCGGATGATAAGTCGGCATTTCGTTCGCTGACTTTATCTGTCTTGCTAAGCTCGTAATAGTACGTTGAACGCGACATTCCAATCGCATCCAGCAAATACTTCAGTTTGTACCCTTCTTCACGCAGTTTTTGGACGAGCGCAGCTTTTTCGCCTTGAGTTGCGCTGCGCATCTCTCTTCTCTCAAGGCGATCTCTTTTTTTACAATAGCAATCTCCGCTCTCAAGCGCTCATTTTCTGCTCTGAGCAGAATCATTTCTTCTCGTTCTGATGGAGTAAGTTCTGCCGGCTCTATTTTTTTCTTCATTTCAGGCTCCTTGGGTGGTCGTCCTTTTCGTTGTGCGACCAATCCCTGATACCCTTTAATTTTATAGCATCTAACCCACTGATACAAGAGTCCAGCGTTAATTCCTGCAGAAATAGCTGTTTCCTTATTTGACGCACCAGCTAATACTTTGGCTACAAGTTCATATTTCTCTTCTGCTGACCAAGTTTTTCTCTGATTTTTATGTCTTAATGCTTCTGAACCACATTTATCTTCTATCCGAACCCAAACTCGGATTGTATTGTGGAAATTTTTTTCTGTTATATCTTTAGGCGTTTCAGGCCATTTTCCTTGTCGATATAATTCTACACACTGTCTTTTGAACTTATAGCTGTATTTCATTAAAATACCCCCAATACTGGGTGTCCAGTATTGGGGGTACATATCAGTTTGTAGGCGGCTTTTTAAATGCATAAAGTTCAACTAACAATCTATAAAGAAAATTCTTTACAAAAGTAGTAAAATATAGTATAATATAAGTGTAGGGAAGATAAAATAACCTACAAGAAAGGAAGTCGTAAAATGGAACAAAATACTTTTGAAAGAGCTTATCAAAATGAGCAACAAGCAATCGCTATGTTTGATGCAGCAAAAAATAACGAAGAAAAAGAAAAAGCCAGAGAGCTTCATAATAAAACCTTCGGGCAAATAGGTAGCTTTGGAGAATTTGCTGTTCACGTTTGGCGCGAATATCAAATCTCTAGGAAGCACGGTAATCTCAACCTTGACCTTTCCGAAATTGTTTGGGACCATCAAGTACCTGAAATAGTGGCTTGTATGAAAGCAAACGGAATTGAAAGATTCACCTTTTCGGGTACCTATACTGAAGCAATTAGAACTGCTTGGCTGTTTCAGCAAGAAGGTTGCGTTCTTGAAGGATTTGTTGAAATCAACAGCAGATATACCGATGCTTATGGAGATAGTTTAAAAGTTCCTGCGTTACAGTTTAGAGTAAAATAAAAGCAAGGCGGTACAAAAAAGTACCGTCTTTTTATAATTATTTTTGAAAAAACACTTTACAAATAAACAAAAACATAGTATAATATAAGTATAGAAAGGAGGTACAAAACGTGGATCAGAATTTAAAAGATGCTGCCGAAACGGTTTCACTTATATTAAGTTCCGTATTAACGGCTCTCCAAATACAGGAGAAGTTAAAGAAAAAGCAGCAAAAAAAGAAGCCCCCTGTAAATCGCAAGTCCAGAAAGCGTAAATAAGAGGGCGGCAGGTAGGACGAGCAATCGTCCTCCTGCCTATATTCTACCACGTTTTAACAAAAATGAAAATACTAATTTGGTTGTTCACTATTGGCATTGTAGTCGAAGCAGTAAGAAATTTTCCTCAAATGAGCCTGCATGAATGGGTATTGTGGGCGCATGGCTTAGCTAGTGGAATTGTAATGTTGTATTGGTGGATAAGTAGGGGTTAACATGGAAAGTAAAAAATGGGGCGGTGTTCGTGAGGGAGCAGGCAGACCGAAAGGAAAGACTGCTGCTGGCGAACGCAAGGGACGCAATATTAGAGCGTTCGATGATGAATGGGAGCTTATAAAGCAATTCGCAAAAATCGTCAAAACTGACCGTCAGCGAGCGGAAGAGTTGCTAAAATTATTATAGTTTTATTGGACAGTGTAAAAAAGCACTGTCCTTTTTTATTGTAAAAAAATGGAGGTACATCATGGATTTGAGAAGCAAAATTACATTAATGGCGTTATCAGACATTACGCCGTATGAAAACAACCCACGTAACAACGAGGAAGCTGTTGAAAAGGTTGCTAACTCTATCAAAGAGTTTGGCTTCAATCAACCTATCGTAGTCGACAAAGATAATGTTATCATTGTTGGTCATACACGTTATCTTGCGGCTCAGGAGTTAGGTTTAGCTGAAGCTCCGGTAATTGTTGCCGGAAACTTATCAGATGAGCAAGCAAGAGCTTATCGCCTGGCAGATAATAAAACTGGGGAACTTGCTGGGTGGGATTTTGAAAAGTTAGCGTTAGAGCTGGAGCAAATCGAGGATATTGATATGGGCGATTTTGGATTTGAATCGCATGATTTAGGCGGCGAAATAGGAGATTTTTTTGAAAATGCTTCTGCATCTAATAGTAACGAGCATAAGCCTAAAACTATTACTTGCCCACATTGCGGCGAAGAGCCTTGCGGAACTTGCGGAACTTGTATTGACCGCGCTGCTGCATTTGCGGCTAACGGCGTAAAAGACCCTGCGTTGGAGGATTAATATGTATACAGTAACAAAACGATTAGAAATTTCAGCAGCACACCAGCTTTCTTTAAATTATGAAAGTAAGTGCAAAAATTTACATGGGCATAATTGGATTATCTGCGTAACTTGCCAAAGCGAAACCTTAGACGCTAACGGCATGGTAGTAGATTTCAAGCATATTAAAAACCTTGTTTCTGATATGCTTGACCATCAATATTTAAACGACGTTTTACAATGCAATCCGACAGCAGAAAATATTGCTCGTTGGATTTGCGAAAAAGTCCCGCACTGCGTTAAGGTGTCAGTGCAGGAAAGCGAAGGGAATGTTGCCGTGTATGAAATATAATGTGGTGGAAATTTTTAAAAGTATCGAAGGAGAAGGAAAGCGAACCGGCTATCCTTCTGTATTTGTTCGTTTGGCTGGCTGTAACCTGCGTTGCAGTTATTGCGATACAGCATATGCTCAACGAGCAAGCGATGCTGTCGAGTGTTTTAATGAGCAGGAGCTTATGGATAAGATAAGCGAGTATAATTGTAGCCGTGTAACGATTACAGGCGGTGAACCGCTCCTACACGACTTACAGCCACTCCTTGAACTGCTACACAAAGCCAAATATGAGGTAAATATCGAAACAAATGGTGCTATACCGCTTTACAGAAAAAGGCTAAGCGGTATTTTTTATACCATTGATTACAAGTGCGGCACGTCTGGCGAATCTAATAAAATGCTCATGGATAATTACAAGCACCTTAACGCAAAGGACGTTATAAAATTTGTAGTTGGCAGCAAAGAAGATTTTAACGACGTAGACCGGGTGCTTGACTATTGCAAAAAAATCAAATGCCAGGCAAAAGTTTACATCTCGCCAGTGTGGGGTGCAATCGAACCTGCGGAGCTTGTAGAGTACGCAAAAAATTCGCCGTATAACATCTGCGTACAAGTGCAGCTTCATAAAATTATTTGGGATAAAGATAAAAGGGGCGTGTAAACATGGACGCTAAAAAGCTAGAACAGGCCGCAAGGCTTATTATTGAAGGTATTGGTGAAAATCCAAACCGAGAGGGACTTATTGAAACCCCTAAACGGTTCGCAAAAATGCTAATGGAGCAATTAGAGTACGCCAGTGTTAGCAACGACGAAATCGCAAAAAAATTCAACAAATGCTTTTCCTGCGATAATGATGATATGGTAGTGCTAAAAGGCATCAACTGCTTTTCTTATTGCGAGCACCATATCGCACTCATGTATAACATGACTGTTGATGTAGGCTATATCCCTAACGGTAAAGTTATCGGCATTAGCAAGATTGCACGTATTGCTGACGCAGTAACAAAACGTCTGCAAATTCAAGAGCGTATCGGCAAGGAAATTCGCGACATTCTTACAAAAATTTTAGGGACAGAGGACGTTATTGTAGTTATTCAGGGCGAACACTCTTGTATGACTGCTAGAGGAATTAAAAAGCCAGGAGTAAAAACAAAGACTGCTTCTTGTGGTGGACAATTCTTGGTAAACGCAGAGCTGCGAAAAGAATTTTACCTTGTAGACAGCAAATAAAATCTAAAGAAAGGACAGGTGTTTTAATGTGCCAGCACGAGGAAATGTTAGCAATTTAAGGCCTGTCCGAAGCAAGGATGAAGCAAGAAAAAGAGGAACTGTTGGCGGCAAAAAATCCGGTGAAATAAGACGGGCAAAAAAAAACTTACAGCAGATAGCAAAAACCATACTTGAATCACAAGTACACGACGATAAAGCAAAAAGCTTTTTACACGCTTTCGGCTTAGACGAGCAAGATCAAAACTATCAAGCCTTAATGATAGCGAAGTTGCTTAACAAAGCTTTAAAAGAAAGTGATGTTAATGCAATTCGCACTCTTGCTACATTGGCAGGAGCTGACGGAGGTATATTGTCGCTGGCGGAAGATGCAAGCGTTGAAACAATAGACGCTTACCAATCTATCTACATTCCAAACAACGGCAGAGATACATTTGAGCCGCTGTATCTAACTCCGCAACCAGGACCGCAAACAGCTTTTATGTGTTCTTCTGCTGATATAGTAATTTATGGTGGAGCGGCTGGCGGTGGAAAAACCTTTGCGCTTCTCCTGGAAGGGCTAAGACACAAAGATATAGCAGGATTTAGCGGCGTTGTGTTCCGAAAAAATTATACTCAAATCACAGCTTCAGGCGGTTTGTGGGATGCTGCTAACAAAATATATGGACAAGTGCAAGGCGCAAAACCTAAGAAAACTCCAAAACTACATTGGTTTTTTAGTCCCAGCGGAGCAAGAATTCATTTTGCGCATTTGGAGCGTGACGAAGATTTGCAAGGCTGGCAAGGCTCAGAAATCTGCTATCTAGCATTTGACGAGCTGACGCATTTTAGCCGACACCAATTTTTGTATATGCTTTCTCGTAACCGTTCAACGTGCGGTATTCGTCCTTATGTAAGAGCGACGTGCAACCCTGACAGCGATAGCTGGGTAGCTGATTTTATTTCCTGGTGGATTAATCAAGAAACAGGTTATCCAATCTATGAGCGCAGCGGTGTTGTACGATATATGTGCGTATTAAATGACACTATTTATTGGGGAAGCAATCCGCATGAACTTGCAAAGGAATACGGCGTAAATGTCGAAGAATGCAAGTCGGTTACGTTTATCGCGTCTAAACTGACAGACAATAAGGTTTTAATGGCTAAAGACCCGTCGTACATGGCTAACCTTAAAGCGTTGGCAGAAATTGACAAAGAACGTCTTTTATATGGCAACTGGAAAATCCGTCCTGCTGCTGGCATGTACTTCAAAACAGAAAACTTCACCTTTGTTGATGCTGTACCAAAAAATATCGTTGCTTATGCACGTTCCTGGGACTTGGCAGCAACAGAGCCTACGCCGCTTAACCCAGACCCTGATGCAACAGCAGGCGTGTTAATGGGACTGCTTGACGATGGCAGAGTAATTGTCCTTGATGTAAAGCGCAAGCAGATAAAGGCAAATGATGCCAGAAATCTTCTGCGTAACATGGCAGCGATTGACCATGGCAAATACAAATTCGTACAAATTACCATACCGCAAGACCCAGGACAGGCAGGCAAGGCGCAAGCTCAAAGTCTTGTATCAATGCTTGCCGGATATTCTGTAGAGATTGTATCGCCGACAGGCAGCAAAGAGGTTCGTGCTACTCCATTTGCTTCACAGGTGCAAGCAGGAAACGTCTTTATCCTTAAAGGTGAATGGAATGATATGTATCTGTCAGAACTTGAATCGTTCCCGGAAAGCAAGCATGATGATATGGTGGATGCGTCAAGTGATGCGTTTAACAAGCTCATGAATTCACGCAGCTGGGGCGGCTTAACGAGCTAGGAGGAATAATGGTAAAAAGAAAAGATAATTCAATTCGTGCAGATAGCGGCTTTAAAGATGCTTTCATTACACGTAAAGCTCGCAATTATGAAGGTCTGCTAAATGAGCGAAAGCTCACAGACTTAACATTGGCTACAATGTACAGAAATGCTCTCGTGCGAAGGATTGTTACACTTGTTGCCGATGATGCTATGAAAAATTTTGTAGAAATCGAAGGCGATTCTGACGATTGTATCTTGCAGGAACTTGAAACGCTGTTTGTTCAGGAAAAGCTTACAGAAGCTTTATATTGGGACAGACTGTTCGGTATGTCTTGTGCTCTTATCCTTGCTGACGATGGGCAGGAATTAAGCGAACCTATTAATATCAACCGTTTACGCAGGATTAACGGATTAGAAATTTTTGACAAGCGAGATATTTACCCGGACACCACCTCAATTTATCTTGATACTGATATTCGAGATGCGAATTTTGGCAAGCCGGAGTTTTGCATGATTTCGCCACCGAACGGAAATCAGTTTAAAGTACACCGAAGCAGATTGCTGATTTTTGACGGCGAGATGCTGCCGAAGATAGAGCGCATTGCTAATAATGGTGCTGGCTTATCCTGCCTGGATGGCGTTCCGGCTGCGCTAAACCGTGTAAAAACTACAATGAATAAAACAATCGACATAATGGACAAGGTTAGCACATCACTGTTAAAGCTGGAAGGCTTAAGCAATCTGCTAGCAAGAGAGGACGGCACGCAAGCTGTTATTCGACGTTTGGAGTTGATAGACTACTCACGCAGAATAAATGGCAGCGTAGCCGTTGACAAGGAAGATGAATACGGCATTTTTAACATTCCGCTCACAGGCTTGACTGATATTATTCAAGAGTTTGAGCAGGCTTTATGTGCTGTTACCGGGTATCCTTTTACTGTTTTGTTTGGGCGTTCTCCGGCTGGCATGAACAGCACAGGCAAGAGCGACCTGCAGATTTACTACGATACCGTCAGACGTATTCAACGCAGGAAAATTCGACCAGCGTTAGAGTATCTTGTAAGACTTATTCAGCTTGCAAAGGAAGGACCTACCAACGGCAAAGAGCTTGAAAAGTGGAGCATTAAGTTTAAGGCAATCGAACCGCTAAATGATTTGGAGCAAGCCAATGTTGACAAGACACAGGCGGAAGTAAGAGCTGCCGTTGTTAAGCTTGTTTGTGACCTGGTTGATAATCAACTGTTAGACGCAACGCAAGCTCGCCAATACCTTAAAGAGCGTGGCGATATTCCGGTTACAGAAAGTGAGCTGGATTTAGATGATGAAGAAACAGAAGAAATCAATACGCTACCTTAAAGTAAAGAAGCGTCCGAAATATCCAAAGAATTTTGAGCGTGATTATTATCGCGTCCTCAGAGCCGTTGTAAGACGTTTAAAAAGTGCCACGAATAACAATATACCTATGTTGGCATATTCGTTGCGCCAGGATGATGATAGCACTGTTACGGATGCTTTCGTTCAGGCGATACTTGTCGAGCTTTTAAAGAGCATGACTATCGAGGATGCCATAAGCGAATTAGAGCTTATTCTTGCTGGCGTGTCCAGCGTTGTCGATGCTAATGTTATCAGTGCTTTTGCAGAAGCAGTCAGCGTTGATGTGTTTTTGAATGATTCAGCTTTACTTGATACAGTAAAAGCTGAATGGAAAGCGCAGCAGAGCAGGCTTGTGGACAGCATAGTCAATACCTACATCGAAAAACTGCAAATTATTGTAAGCAATGCTGTTCAGCGTGGTACTGCTATGAGTGAAGTTAAAGAAGAAATCAAGGTGCTGCTTAACACTACCGACAAGCGGGCGAAATTTATCGCAAGAAACGAAGTAGGCAATCTGAACGGCATTATAACAATGCGTAGGCAGGTTGATTGTGGTATAAGCGTGTATCAATGGTCATCGTCACATGATGAACGTGTCAGACCTTCTCATGCTGAGATGGATGGGAAATACTTCTATTGGAACAGCGACAAGGCTGGTGAAATTAACGGCATCAAGGTTTATCCTTCTCCGAAATATCATCCGTGCATGGATTATAACTGCCGTTGTGTAGCATTACCTGTTATTGACCTGGAGCAATGGAACATGACAACAGCAGTTCCAATGGGTAGGGTAGATGTAAAGAAAAGTAAAGAATTAAGTTAGAAGGCATATGCGACAAATTGTATATGCTTTTTATATACCCCAAAATAAGGAGGTGAATTTTTTGGGAAGTGTACAACGATATGAACGCATTGATTCATGGATGTTTGTTAGCGGTGCAGTTACTGACGCTGACGGCTTCTTGCGTGATTCTCCGATCGTGGCACGTACTGGCATTTATATCTACCAACAGCCAGACGGGACTATTAGACGAGAGTACAGACCGCCGGAGGAAGTGTTCGACGCTGACAGTGAAGCAAGCTTTGTCGGAAAGCCTATTGTGGTAGGACACCCAGCCAGCGGCATTGTAAACAGCGATACCGCACAAGATTTAGCCATTGGCACGATTTTGTCCAGCGGTTATCAGAAGGACGAAACAAATATTGCCTGTGACATTGTTATCCATAATCCCTCTGCTATCGGTGAAAAGCGTGGCTTGTCTTTAGGTTACAGAGTGGATGTTGAAGAAACTCCAGGCACTACACCGGACGGACAGCAATATGACGCTATCCAGCGCAACATTCGTATCAATCATTTAGCCGTTGTTGACAGGGCACGTGCCGGAGCAAAAGCACGGCTTAATCTTGACGGTGACGAAATTATCGAAGGAGTAGAAACAAAAATGAAAATTAAAATTGATTCTGTTGATTTTGAAGTTGACGAAAAAATTGCTAACTATGTCAACTCTCTGCAAAACAAAGAAGAAAACGCTCGTGTAAAGCTTGATACTGCTAACACTGAGCTTAAAACTGTAAAAGAGCAAAATACCACTCTTAAAGCTGATGCTGACGCTTTAAAAGCTAAAGCTGATGCAATGACCGCAGAGCGTGATGCATTGAAAGCTAAAGTTGATGCTGCTGACGCTGAAAAAGAGAAAGCTGTAAAAGAGGCTGTTGAAGCTGTAAAGGCTGATATGCAGGAACGTGCGGAGCTGGAAGAAACCGCTAAAATTGCTAAGGTTGAAAAAACCGATGGCTTGACCAACGCTGAGTTAAAAGAAGGCATTGTTAAAGCTGCATTTGGTGAAAGCTTTAAGCTTGACGGCGTATCCGAAGCCTATATTAACGGAGCATATTCTGCTGCTAAAGAGATGCTTCGCAACGATAACGCAAAAAATCAAGCCTTAAAAGCTAAAGGCGGTGCTGAAAAGCAAGAAACTAAGAATGATTCTGCTAACGATGCACGTAGCCGCATGATTGCACGTATGCGCGGCGAAGAATAAGAAAGAGGTGAATACAATGGCAATTACTAATTATGCATTAACCATGGACAAAGCTTTTGCTGGTGCACTGTATGATTTGTCCTCTCATACTGTAGATTCCTTTGCTGTTGAAGAAGCTGACGGTATTGGTGCTGCTTGCGCCGTTATCCGTGGTACTGACGCAGAACATCAGGTGAAATCTCCGTCCGCATCCGGTGACGGTGCGAAAGTTATCGGCGTTACTCTGCATACTCATATTGAGCCGCCAGAAGCTGGCAAAAAGTATTATCCGCAAAACTACACTGTTCCTGTTGTAACTAAAGGCCGTGTATGGGTAACTACCGGAGGTGCTGTTAACGCAGGTGATGAAGCGCATCTGAAACTTGCTGACGGCACTTTCGTAAAAGATGCTGTTGCTGCTGGCACTATCGAAGCTCTTGGCTGCGGTGCTAAATTTATTACTTCCTGCGATAAAGCAGGCTTGGCAGTTATCGAAATTGGTTGATTAGAAAAGAAGAGGTGAAATAGTAATGACTCAAATGCACTATGATGAATTAGACCTGAATGTTATTGAGCGTTGCGACGGCTTGCGTAAAGACGCAGGCGATACTATTTTTGTCGCAAAAGAACTTGAAGCTGTAAAGGCAAAAACCTATGACCAGAAATTCGCTAATCTGAATGCGCTGAAACTGTTTGATATGTCCTCTGACGTTGACCCCGGCGCTGACACTATCAGCTATCAGTCCTTGGGTTCTGTCGGCATGGCAAAGACTATCGCCAACTATGCAACCGACTTTACTCGTGTAGATGTACTGGCTGAAGAACACATTGCTAAAGTTATTGCTGGCGGTGCAGCATATGGCTACACCATGCAGGACTTGCGCCGTGCTGCTATGGCAAGAAAACCGCTGACTGCTCGCAAGGCTATTGCTGTTCGCCGTGCTCTCGACGAATATATTAACCGCATTGCATTCCATGGTGATGCTAAACATGGCGTTGTAGGCTTGCTGGATAATCCTAACATTGGCAACTACACTGTTGCTGCCGATGGTGCTGGTGGTACTGGTTCTTCTACCAAATTCAAAGACAAAACCGCTGTGCAGATTCTGCGTGATATGAACGGCATTATCAATTCTGTTAGCAAGCAGACTAACGACGTAGAAAATCCTAATACCTTGGTGCTGCCGCCGGATCAATACAACTACATTGCTTCCACACCTTATTCTGATGTAGTCGCAGATTCCATCCTGTCTGTGTTTAAACGCAATAACCCGGATGTAACTGTATTGAAAGCCAATGAGCTGGCTGGCGCAGGTGTAGGCGGCTTGGATATGATGATTGCATACGTTAAGGATGCAGACCATCAAACCTTGGAAGTTCCGTTGCCGTTCACTCAGCACACTATTCAGCAAAAAGGCTTGGAATTTGAAGTTCCTTGCGAGGTTCGTACCGCTGGCGTGTTGATTTACTATCCGCTGTCCATGAACAAGGCTTCTGGCATCTAATCTGACTATATACTGCCCTTTCGAATGAGAGGGCATTTTCTTTTTTAGGAGGAAAGTGAATGAAAGTTAAAAACATCTCTAAAGCTGTAATTAATATCGACGGTAAATATATCATGCCTGATCAGTGCGGCATCGTTGGTGATGAATGGGGCGAAAACATTATTGTAAAAGCCTACATCAAAGAACAAATGATTACTGTTGAGAAAGGCAATGCTAAAGAAGCAAATGTTGATGATATGGCAGCAGACCTTGCAGGACTGTCCGCTGAATCCAGCAAGCGTTCTTTGACTGCTTTCGCTAAGAAATACAATATTAATGTAGAGGGCGCAGAAACCGCAGAAGATATTTATTCCGTTATTTTTGCTTTTGTAAACATGGCAAAGAAAAATGTTAACGGAAACTAAAGATAAAATAAAGCAAGCTTTTTCTGTTATCTGCCCCGAACTGATTCTTACTGATGAAGAATTAGAAGTCTACATTAATCTTGTTTCGCCTATGTTGTCAGAAAGTGTTTTTGGCAATATGTATATAACAGCATTCGTTTATCTTATGGCGCATCACGTTGTCCTGCGTCAGCTTATTGCGCAGTATGGAGAAAACGGTGCATCTGATGTTGGTATCACAGGCTCTGTAACGTCTGAAAAAGAAGGTGACTTGCAACGTTCATATGGTGACAAGTCAGCTTCTTTCGATATGTTGGACAAGACGTACTATGGCATTGAATTTAAACGTCTGCGCTCTATGTGCGTTGTTCCGATAGTAACAAGATTGGATAATGCGTTATGAGTAGAGTAGAGGATAAAGATTTAGGTTTAAATCGTATCATACGAACGCTAAACAAAGACCTTGACGGCGTTGTGGTTAAGGTTGGTGTACAAGCTAAAGACAAAGCTGTACGGCGAGGGAAAGGCGGAAGCATTCGCAACACTGACCAGCCGTTGGCTGTTATTGCAGCGATACATGAATTTGGACTGGACAATATGCCCCAACGCTCTTTCCTGCGTTCTGCGTATGATGAAAATCTGCCTATGATTGACAAAATGATTCAACGTGTTGCCAATGGTGCTGTATTTGGACTAGGAACAAACGCTGCTCTTAATCAGTTAGGCAATGTTGTACAAGGTATGGTTCAAAGAAAAATCGTCGACGGACCGTTTGTCCCGAACTCTCCTGCTACAATAAAGCGCAAGAAAAGTTCTAAACCATTAATTGATACCGGGCATCTGCGACAATCAATTCGCTATGTCATTGAAAGAAAAGGTGCTAATCATGAGTAGTTTTAGAAAGCTGATAACTGTCCTGCGTTACAACGGCAGTCCTGAACTGCTTGTCAACGGAACCTATATGTATCCTACACCACAAGAGTTTAAAGTGTTGGCCAGTGTGCAGCCGCTTAAAGCTAATGAAATGATGTTACTTCCTGAAGGTAGCAGGACTGCTAGAGCGGTAAAAGTATATACCGACAAGGAACTTTATGTTGATGACCAACGAACAAATACAATGGCTGACCGCTTTAAATGGCGTGGAAAGCTTTTTGAAGTGGTTGCCAGCGATATTTTTCAAAGTGATGTTATTAACCATTACCGTGCATATGCAGTAGAGGTGAGCGAATTTTGAAAGAAGCTAATACTCGTACTGACGTACTGAATTTTTTTATTTCGGTATTACAAAAAATATATTATCCGATTCCGATTCGCAGAGCAAAAATGAAACCTCCAGCTGTAAATGAATTAAATATCGTCGTTGATCTTCTGGCTGAACGCAGTATAGGGAACGAGGTTGTTTTTTTATCTGAAACAGCACAGTACAGCAATGCGGGTATCATTGAAGCGACGTTAAACATACAAGCTATCGGCGATGGTGCTGTTGAACTTTTGTCAAAGCTTAAACTTTATCTCGAAATGCCGGATATGATTAACTTGTATGATTCTGTAAATGTGGCTATAAACAGTGTCGAGCAAGTGCAAGACATCACAACTTCGTTGGATGGCAGGACGTGGCAGGAACGAGCGTCGGTTGATTTGACTGTTTCGTACTGCCGTGAGCTGCTTAGCCAGGGTGCAGAATGGTTCAACAAATTAGAAATAAACGGCACTACGAATAACGGCAAGGATAACAACGAACATCCTGCTGACGGCGATACGATTGTAAAAGTTGAAATCATGGGAGAATTAGAAAATTAAGGAGATGAAAATATGGCAAATATCGACAGATTAGTCAATGTGCAGATTGCTTTGAATACTACAGGTATTTCATCCAATGGCTTTAATACACTGATGATTGTATCTGCACATGAGCACGCTGCTCCGGCGTATGTATTGACCATTACGGACGCTGACCAGCTTTTAGATTTAGGCTGGAACGCTGAGGATGCTGTGTATAAAGCTGCATTACAGGCTTTTAGCCAGATTCCGCATTATGAGAAAGTTAAAATCGGCAGAATGAACTCTGATAGCTCCGCTGCTGATAATATGAATAAGATTTGTGCTGTTGACAACGATTGGTATGGCTTGTGCTATGTTGACCGTACATCTGCAAAGATCATGGAAATGGCAGAATGGAGTGAAGCTCATACAAAGCTGTATGGTACATCTGTTGCTGAAGCCGATGCGTTGCAAGCTGGCGTTGCAACAGATACAGGCAGTAAGCTGAAAGCGAAAAATTATTATCGCACTTTTGTTTTTTATCATAAGGAAGCAGAAAAAGAATTTCCTGAAGCAGCTGTAATGTCCAGATGCTTTACTGTATATCCCGGCGGTGAAACCTGGGCCAACAAGAAACTTTCCGGCATTTCAAATGATGATTTAACCGAAACAGAATATCTTGCATTGACTGCCAAAAACTACAATACCTTTGAAAACTTCTCGGAGAACGTCAGCATTACTCAAAACGGCAAGACTTGTGCAGGTGAATGGATTGATGTTATCCGTTTCCGTGACTGGCTTGTCGAAACCATTAAAACAGAAGAATTTGCAATGCTTATTAATCGTGAGAAATTGCCGTACACTGATGCTGGCATTGCGCTTGTCGAAGGTGTGCTGAATAAAGTTCTGAAGCTTGGTCAAGACCGTGGCGGTATCGCTCCGACTGAATACGATGATGATGGCAACAGAAATCTTGGCTACACTATTACAGTTCCTAAAGCTGCTAATATTAGCGCAAATAAGAAAGCACAAAGAGTTCTTGACGATGTGAAGTTTACCGCTCGTCTTGCAGGTGCTATCCATGCGGTCAACATTAATGGTTCTTTAACCTATGAGAACCTTATTCAGAAAGCTTAAAGGAGGGCAATTAAATGGCAAGAGTAAAGACATACGACCCGAAGAAAGTTAAGGTGCTGTTCGGCTCTCTTATCTTGACTGGCGTTGATGAAGGCACTTTTATTAATGTTGAAACACAAGGTGACGGAATTTCTGCTATTGTCGGCTGTGACCAGGAAATTGTCCGCAGTATTGACCCGTCCTCTGTCTTAAAGCAAGTTACTGTTACTCTGTTGCAGTCCAGCTCCAGCAATGCAGCGTTAAGCTTGATTCAAGATGCAGACAATCAAAATGGTGCAGGCTTGCTGCCGCTGACTATTAAAGATTTGAGCGGTGACAGCGTTATGGTTAGCGATCAGGCATGGATTGTTAAGAAGCCTAACTTTCAGCGTGGCAAATCTGCTTCTGACGGAAAATGTGAATGGGTATTCATGGCTGTTGTTCCCGACGAAGCATTTTTAGTTGGCGGTCATAGCTAAGGAGTAGAAAATGAGACAGGCAAAATTTGAAGTAAAGAACAGGAAAATCGGTGCGAATACCTTTTATGTTCGTGCTTTTCCTCCGTTGCAAGGCTTGAAACTGTATGGTGACTTACAGAAAGCTATTACCGCCGCTTTAAAAGGCGGTTTAACATCTAACAGCGGAACGGAAGATATGAAAGAAGCATTATTAGGTGCTCAAATTAATATCGGTGCTATCCTTGCGCAGTTAGGCGAAAGCTTTAATGGTGAAGTGCTGGCACAGTTCTCTGAACGTCTGCTTGATGCTGAATATGTCAGCGTAAAGATTAAGGGTGAAGAAGAAGCTATTATGTTAACCGAAGACGTTATTAATGAGCTGTTTACCGGCAAGCTTGTTGATATGCTGAAATTAGAGAAATTTATTATCGAGGTAAATTTTGGCGATTTTTTCGATTTAATTCCCAACCTCTCTGGATTCCGCGAGATGTTGGCGAACAAATAGAGATACCGGGTGCGATTAACCCAGTGCTGACCGCTGAATCTTTTGTTTGGCGGCCAGTGCTGGCGAAAGTCGTCACAGTAACTGAAATTAAAGATGGCATAGTAACTTTAGGTGACTTGTGCAAAATAAACGCTCTGCTTGATATGCAGAGTGATGTACAAAGATATTATCTTGACCACCCTAAAAAGAAAGGAGCTGATGCGCCGTGGACGTAAGAAGTTTAGCTATTGCGATTGGCTTCAAAGTAAATCACTCAAATGTTAAGCAAGTAGAGCAGACAACCAAAAAAGTTAAAACAGGACTTGAACGTGTTTGCGATTCTGCTGATAAAGCTGGCAATAAAGTAGATAGTTTATTTTCAAAGTTACGCGGTCTGGCTATGTTCGCTGGCGTTTCGCTGACCCTTGGAAGTATCGTTAAAACAATTGACGAATGGAAGGTTATTGAAGGCCAGGTAAACAACGTAACCAAAAGTCAGCAGGAATCAAAAGCTGTCCAAAAAGAGATTTACAATATTGCAAGCCGTACTCGTCAGCAATACGGCTCTACCGCCGAGCTTTTTACATCTGTCGCTCGTAATGCGCAGGAGCTGAAGAAAAGCACTAAAGACATTTTGCTGTTCACCGAAGATGTTTCAAACGCAATGTTGCTGGGTGGCGGTGATGCTTCATCTCAGCAAGCTGCTTTAGTGCAATTAGGACAGGCTTTGGGTTCCGGCACATTGCGTGGTGATGAACTAAACTCCATTATGGAGCAAGCTCCTAGACTTGCAAAAGCTATTGCCGAAGGTATGGGCACTACAATCGGACAGTTAAGACAGATGGGCAGCGAAGGCAAATTAACTGCACAAGATGTTTTTAATGCTATTCGTGGGCAATCTGACCGCTTAAAAATGGAGTTAGGTAAAATGCCTTGGACTGTTGGACAGGCAACCAACAAAATTCAAAATGCGCTTGGAAAATTTTTTAAAGAATTTGAGGACAAGACAGGTATTGTTGACGGCATAGCAAAACGTATGGCGAAGTTTGCTGACTATATCGAAAAGCTTAACCTTGATAACTTTATTGCTGGCTTGCGTGTTGCAGCTATCTATTTTGGTGTTCTTTTTGCTATGGCAAAATGGAGCAGATTTGTAATGATGATTGCAACTGCTGTGAAATGGATTGTTGCTGTGCGTGATGCTTTAATATTGGCTACTGGAGCGCAAATAGTATTTAATAGCCAGACGCGAAAAGGTGCAGCTATTCAAATGCTTATGTTGGGCAAATTCTTGCTGATTGCAGCTGCGGTTGCTCTTGTTGTTTTGCTTATACAGGATTTTTACAAATGGGTAACTGACCCGAAGGCAGACACCATGATGAAACGATGGTTTGGCGATTTTGAACCTATAAAAAATAAATTCATTAACTTTAAAGATAGCGTTATTCAATGGTTTAGTGATATTGGAACAGCTATTGCTTTTGTGCCTAAACTTATCTATGAGCTGTTTAAATTGGCATTCCAAGGTATTTGGAATTTAACTTCTTGGTTATGGGAAGGAATAGGCAATGCTTTTGTTTCCGGTCTTGCTGCGATAGGCTATGTTATCGCCGGAGTGATTATGCTGTTTGTTAACGCTTTCAGGTTTATACAAGACAGCTTAACAGTATTGGCTACATTTTTTACCGATACAATAAATTCGGGATGGCAGCTAATAACTGGCTTTTTTGACAACATGATTAAGTGGGTAAAAGACGCTATTAAGTGGGTTGACCAATTAATCAGCAAGTTAAACATCATGCAAGGCGTAAAAGATTTTTTGAACAACAATATCATTAATCCTATTTCAGATTTTGGCAGCACTGCCGTAAACCGCTTGTTAGGTAATCCGACTGCAACGAACACTTCTTCTAACATTTCCAATAGCGGCAATACAACAAATTACATTCAAGTTACAACTGCCAGCACTTCTCCGGAAGCAACAGCAACTGCGGTAGGCAATGTTGTTAGTCGCAATAACGGCTGGCCAGTCGCTAACTACTTTCCTTTAAGCGAGGCGAAGTAATATGCTTGCAGATATTTTAGGTTACAACATTAAAAATCCTACGCAAGTTGGTTCTTTAAAGGTTGATATAGTAAAATCTTTTGAATACACCTACGATCAGGATGTAACAGGACACCCGGTAGAAACAGGCTTTGAAATTGCTGACCATATTGTTAACAAACCGCTAAAACTGACAATGACTGTCGGCATTGCATCTTCTCCTGTTACGTGGTTCTATAAGAATGGATGGGGAGAAAAGAAATTTGCTAACGGTTTGCAGCTTTTAGAGGAAATCAGAGATAAGAAGGAGCCTGTGACTATCATTCGTCCCGAGAAGAAGTATGACAACATGGTTATGACATCTTGCCGGGTGAGCAAGCAGGATTCGTCAAAAAGCATTATTTATGTTGACTTAGCTTTTCAGCAGATTGTTAAGGTAACAACGCAGACTACGGCGATTCCCGAAAATGTTGTAACAGCGTCGCAGGAAGAAAACGCAGGAGAAACAGCGGCAAATGTAGGAGCAGCGGATACAACTTCTGTTGATGTTGGTGGTGGCGGTAATGTTAGCAGCGGTGTTGAGGAAGTCAAGGAGAAAGTTACGAATAAAAGTATAGCAGCAAGCGTTTTTGATTACGTTACTAAAGGAGATGCAGGGGCATGATTACAATTAATTTTGCAAACGGCAATGATGTTGTTTTTAGCGTTCCTCTTGACGATGTAAAGTACAAAATCCGTATGATGTGGAATCATGAGGGGCAGTTTTGGGCATTGCACCTTTGGGACGCTAACAACAATGTAATTCTTGCTAACGCTTGCGTTGTTCCGAAATTTCCCTTGTTAATGAATCATCATAAAAGTAATGCTCCGAGGGGAGAATTACTTGTCTTGACAGACAAAGAAAGTGTCGGCAGAGATGATTTTCAAAGCGGAGCAGCAACGCTCGTGTATTGCACGGAAGATGAATTTTATGGAGGTTAGCTATGGCACAGTTTGACCGCATCTATAAAATTACTCTAGGCGTACAAGGTTCGGACGGTGTTGTTATTGAAGCAAAGGCGAAAGAACAAGGATTAGAGATTGAGTTTGACATTGCAAAAAGTCTTGCTAAGCAAAGCAATTCCTGTTCACTGAAAATTTATAACTTGTCAAAAGCAACTGCCGATAAATTGGAAAGAGCAGATACAATCTGTATCCTTGAAGTGGGGTACAGCGAGGACGCTGGATTAAAAAGAATTTTCATCGGCTGGGTAACTGACTGCTATTCCTATATGAGTGGTTCTGACAAGGTTACGGAGATGAAGCTTTATGATGGGCACGTTGCTATCCGTGATAGTATCGTGTCCTTGTCTTACGCTAAAGATGTTAGCAGGAAGAAAGCTATTGACGATGTGGCAGCAGATATGGGACTTGTAGTAACGTATGCTGATGATTGTGAGTTTACGACTTTTGCGAATGGGTTTTCTTTTGTTGGGGCAGGACGTGAGTGCCTTGATAAGGTTTGCGCTGGCACTGACTTGGAATGGAGCATCCAAAACAACACTTTGCAGATTATTAAGCAAGGTGGCAATACCAACGTGCAAGCTATAAAACTTACTCCCGAAAGCGGTCTAGTAGGTTTTGTGGAAAAACTGCTTAAAGGACCGAAAAAAGCTGCAAAGCAGACAACGAAAAAGAAAAAGAAGGTTACTCAGCCTAAACGTGAGAAAAAAGCAGGGTGGAAAGTAAAATGCTTGCTTCAACCTGTGTTAAACCCCGGAGATTTAGTCTACATTGATTCGCAGGAAATAAAAGGGTGGTTCAAAATAGAAAGCTTAAAGCATAACGGCTCGTATAGCGGACAGAATTGGTATACGGAGCTTGAAGTGTATGAGATTGTACCGAAGGAGTGATTAGATATGAGCCTTGATACAGCAGCAGATACGCTGGAAGGATTGGAAAATCTTATGCAGCAAAAAATAGGCAGCATTCACACTTGCTTGCCTGGTACGATTTTGTCATTTGATGCTTCTACTTGCCTTGCCAGCGTTAAGTCAACACTAAAGAAATACACCGCCGATGATAGGGTGCTTGAATATCCTGTCATCGACGGTGTTCCTGTTTTTATGCCCAACGCAGGAGCGGCACAGATAACTTATCCAGTTAAAGAAGGAGATAGTTGCTTAATTGTTTTTTCTGAACGCAGCATTGATGAATGGCTAGGAGCAGGTAGCGACGACAACCACGACCCACGGCAATATGACTTGACTGACGGCTTCTGTTTTGTTGGAATGATGCCGTCACAGTCAATATCTGCCGAAAATGTTGAAATTATTAACGGTGGTACGAAAATTAGCCTTACGCCTGGCAACACGATTAATGTTGTCGGAAATATTAATGTTCAAGGTTCGATAACGTGCAGCGGTGACGTGCTTGGCGGCGGCATTAGCCTTATCGGACATCAGCATATTGGCGTACATGGAGTTACGAGCAGTTCGATATAGGAGCGTGATTACATGATAAACAAAGGTGAAAAATTTGGTAGATGGACAGTAATTTCCGAGCCTGTAAAACACAAAAGAACTGACGGTAAAAAAGCACGAATATATTATTTGTGTAGATGTATGTGTGGCGTTGAGCGAGAAGTTTTAGGTCAGAACTTAGCTAACGGCGAAAGTAAAAGTTGTGGTTGCTGGAATAGGGAAAAAGCTGCTGAACGTATGCGTAATCGAGATGATATTCATCATTTGTCTAAAAGTCGAATTTATAGAACTTGGTTACATATGCGTGAAAGATGTTCTCCTAAAGACAGAAGAGGCTATTATTTTAAACGTGGCATAAGATGTTGTGATGAATGGAATGATTTTAAGATATTTTATTCATGGGCAATTCAAAACGGTTATAATGATAAATTAACATTAGACCGCATAGATAACTCTAAAGGTTATTCTCCTGAAAATTGTAGATGGGCAACTTGGCAAGAGCAACAACGCAACAAAACAAATAACCGTATTATTACTTATAAAGGCAAAAGCATGATTCTTGCGGAATGGGCAGATTTTTATCAAACTACAAGAGGTGCTATAAATTATAGGGATAAACACGGATTGCCACTCGAAGGTTCGTCGCATTGAGGTAAAAAATAATGAAAAAAGAAGAAGTTATAATAGCCTATAAAAAGCAAAAAGCTGCTTGCATTGCGGCGTTTCCTACACTGACAAGCTCGTGGACGTATTTTGTCCAGATTGAAAAAGCTATTGATAGTTATTTTAGTAATGCTGATAGTGTGTCTGATTCTGTTCGTGCTGTTATTCGTGGCGCTTATGTATCGCAGACAAAAGCGGCGTTAAAGTGTGAAGATGATGAAAAATACGGCATTAAATACAATGCTGATGTAGGCAGTATTGATTTAACGCCGTATTGGTATGCGTGGGAATGGCTAAAAGAAAATCTTGCCGATAAAATCAAATATACTACTTCTGAAACATCTGCACAGGCAGAAGGAAGTGCTGGTGAAAAGATTGTTGATGCTGAACAGCCGGAGCTTGATACTGTTATCAAAGATATTTTGACAGCTAGGGTTACTGAAGCTACGCAGATTAATGATTATGCTGAATCGTTCTGGCAAGGTAACAGCAAAATGGATTTCGTTTGCCTTGTAGAGGATAGAGGTAATGTTGTAAAAATACCCAATAAAAAAGCGATTGTTGAAAAGCTTTATATTGATTGTGGTTTGCTTACACAAATTCAAGAGAACGGCTTGGATATATATGTTCCTAGTTATTTAGGAGGTGGCGGCAATGCTTGACCTTGCTTTAAACGCAAAGACACATGATCTTGCACTTAATGGAGATGTAATGTTTATTGATGATGTTGAGCGTGTAGCACAGCAGATAAAAATACAGTTGCTTACTTTTCTTGGCGAATGGTTTTTAGACGTTACGCATGGCGTACCTTATCTCGAATATGTGCTTGTAAAAAATCCTAATTTTACGCTGATTAGAGAGCTTTTCCGTGAGCAGATTTTAAAGGTTGACGGAGTAAGCAATTTAGTCAGCATTGATATTGATTTTGAATCTGCTACACGAAAAATGTTGTTAAGCTATGAAGCGGAAACTGAATACGGCATGGTTGTAAGGAAGGAGGTTTTAGGCTATGGAGTACGGAGTAACAGTTAACGGTTTTGTCAGAAAGCGTTTGCCGGAGATAAGAGAAGATATTTTTAAAAGCTTGGAGCAAAATTTAGGCTCGACAGTTAGCCGTCAGCCTAACAGCATGATAGGCGTTCTCGTTGGTGTGTATGCTGCTGAGCTTGACCGAATGTGGCAGCTTTTAGAGCGTGATTATTATGACCGCTCGCCGATTAGTGCCAGCGAAGGCAGTTTAGATAATACGCTTGCTTACACCAATGTGCAGCGCAAGAAAGCTCAGGCAAGCTATCTTTACGCTGTATGTTATGGACGCAGTGGAATGGTTCTTCCTGCTAACTGCCAGATTAAAGATGTTTCCGGCTACAAATGGAATATCATAGAAGAAAGCACGATCACTCTTAATGACTGCGTTCACGTTACACTTGAAGTCGAAGCACCGACTAACGGAAAAATTTACAGCGTACAGTTTGACAACGATGCAGTTATAAAATACACAGCGCAAGAAAATGATACTGCGTTGATTGTGGCTGTTGCCTTGGCTTCTCAGAACGTTGAAAAGTGGCAAGGTAGTATTGTTGAAGGTAAGCTGGTTTTTGAACGCTCCGACAGGCGATATGGAGCTGTGGTAGTGCCTAACGAATCGTTTGTAGTAACGCAGGTTGGAAGTCCTATTCGTTTTGATTGCGAGGAATACGGAGAAATCGAACCTTTGCTAAATAGCGTGAATTACATCAACACAAATTATGACGGTTGGTTTTCTGTTAGTAACGAATCTGAAACATATGTAGGTCGTGACTACGAAACAGCATCCGAGGTTCGTCAGCGGTATGCGTCTGCTGTGTTTAGAAACAGCATAGGAATGAAAGAAAGTATTAAGGCAGCATTACTTGAATTGCAGGATGTTACCAGCGTAACGATTTATGAAAACCGCTCTGATGAAACGGTTGATGGTTTAAAACCTCATTCCTTCCAGGCTATTGTTTTCGGTGGCGATGAAGAAGCTATTGCTCGCACTATCTTGAATGTTGCACCTTTAGGTATTGATACAAACGGCGATATTTGCGTTCGCATTGAGGACAGTGAGGGTGCAGCGCAAGATGTATGCTTTAGCCGTCCGCATGAGGTGCAGATTTATGTCAAGGTTATTATTAAAGAATATAACGAAGAAATTTTACCCGGTGATGCAATCGATAAAATTAAAAATATCGTTTTTGAACAGATTAGCAAGCTGTCGATGGGCAATGATGTTATTTATCAGCGTTTGCTTGGTCCTATTTACAGCGGTGTTGACGGTATTAGCTATATTGAGTGCAGCGTGTCTAAAGACGGTCAAACGTATAAGCAGGAAAACATTTCGATTGAACGTAATGAGCTGGCAGTAACAAAGCTTGCTAATGTTACTGTAGCTTTGGAGTTGTAACCATGACTACAAGCGAAAGAATGTATAACCATTTGTTAAGTCAGTTTCGCAACAAGCCTAACATTAAAGCTTTTCTTAATGCCGTTGGAAACGAACTCGACAGCATAGATAAAGTAAGGGAGCAGATAAGGACACAGATATGGCCAGATACTGCGGTTGGTAAGCAGCTTGATATGTGCGGTGAAGTCGCTGATATTACTCGCCGTGTTGAAAATGCTATTGCAATGGATTTTTTTGGTTTTCCTGATCATGGCAACATGGGATTCGGGCAAGCTCCGTTTAGACGTATGTATGATAATTATCTTACATCCAGCGACTTAAACGACCGTTATTACCGTCTTGCTGTTATCTCGAAGATTGAGAAAAATACGACGGACTGCTCTCGCGTTAGCACTATACACAGCATAAAGAAAGTTTTTGGTGTTGAACGTATTTCTGCTGTAAATGCCGGAAATGCCAAAATGCGTATAGGAATAGGACGTTTAGTAACAAGTCAAGAAAGCCGCTTGATTGATGCACTGAACCTTATTATCCGTGGCGCCGGTATTGGCGTAATTTATGTCTATTCTTTCGATGCTACAAATACGTTCGGCTTTAGCAGAAGCGGAGAAAATCCTTATAGGTTTAAAGGATTTAATCAAGGAACATTCGCAAGGATTATAAAGGTGAAAGGGGGACTTGTTGAATAATGGTAATGAAACAGCCTACTTTTGATTTAATTTTTGGCAGCAGCGCAAGCGTCGGTGAGATGATTGATTCTTGGCCTGAGCTTGATTACCTGCGTGGTTGGGGGTATCTTGACAAAGGAGAAGCACCGCCGCTTGAATACTTTAACAAATTGCAAAATGTGAGCGATTTAAAAAGCCAGTACCTTTTTAACAGTTTAAACATTCGCAAGAACAGTACATCTTATGCAAATGGCGACATCGTATTGTCACCCAACTTGCCTAAAAGTGTTGTCTTAGCTTGTATTGTTGGTGGCGATACTGCTGTGAGTGAACCGGATTTTAGCAAAGCTACAATCGGTGCAACTTATGTAGACGGTTCGGTAGCTTGGGAAGTTATTCCACGAGCTTATAGGTTACAGACAGCAACAAATGTTGAAATTCAGAATTTGATTACAAAGGAGCTGGCATAATGGCTAACTTGCAAAAATTAATTGATCTTGACGGATTAAGCTATTTTTTAGGACAGATTAAAGCTAAATTTGTTCGTTCCGTAAATAATATAAAGCCTGATTCTAGTGGAAATATTAATATCGCTAATATGACAGGCGCAACATATAACAGTTCCGGTAAAGCAGGACTTGCGCCAATTCCGGCAGCAGGAAAACAGGATATGGCGTTATGCGGCGATGCTACATATAAAGTTCTTCCTATTTCTGGTGGAGGTACAGGACAAACTACCGTCGCTGGTGTTCGTTATGTTTTAGGTTTAGGTAATACAAACGGAGCGTTGCCTATTGCTAATGGTGGTACAGGAGCTACAACTGCCGAAGCTGCAAGAGCTAATTTAGGTATCGACGCAGCTATTGCAGAAGCAAAAACAGTTTTGAAGGTGTGGTGACACTATGTTTATAGCAATCTATAAAGGTGAAATGTGTCTAGCCAAACATGGTGGCAAGGATTGTTGTTTCGCTTACCAAAAAAGCACCTATGCCCTTCTTACCATAAAACTTCCTAATGGTAGTGTTTTGGCAAGTAAAACCGTAAAAATTAATGGCACAAATTATTCCACTGATTCAAGTGGTAGAATTGCTCTGTTTGGAAATTATGGTGATGTATTGAAATGCAACTTTAGCTATGATTATGGTTCAGATACGTACATCGGAACAGCAGAAATTGTATTTGGCATCAACTATACTATTAACCTAGTGCTTAACACTGTTACCTTAACTGTTCGGCGTTACGAAACAAGCTACCAAACTCTTACCACTATTTACAACGGCAGAACCTATAATAATGAGGTAACTTTAAAAGTTGTTAAAGGTTCAAGTGTAAGGGTATACAGTGGAGGTAGTTGGGACTATACAGGTTCTATTATAGTCAACGGCACAGATAGTGGTAAAACAGATTACACCTTTACAGTGGTTACAGATACCACTGTAACTACTTCTCAACCATATGATGATTCTAGTTGTGGAAGTGAAGGCGGCTGTGGTGGAGGTGAAGCTTAATGGCTGATATAACACAAATACGGAATATGTATTTAATGCTCGGTACTTCTTGCAATATGACCTGTAGACACTGTAGCCAAATTCCTGTTAAAGGTAAGAAAGTACAAAAGCAGGAATGTTCTGTTGCCGTATTAAACTTCATTAAGCAATGGGATAACGAACGAACTAGACCTAAAACATTATGGTTTTGGGGAGGTGAACCCCTGTTATATTTAAAAACAATCAAGGGTATTGTAGAACAGCTAAGGGGTACGGACATAAGGTTTGGTATATTTACCAACGGACTGTTGCTAACCGAAGAAGTCGTCGGGTATTTAAATGAGCATGGCTTTTTGGTGATTATGAGTTATGACGCTCCTAATCCTGTAGCAGTACGGAGCAAAGCACCTAGTGAAGAAAACATTAAATGTTTTTTGTCTATCAAGGACAGAATAATTAACATGGTTTTCAGTGCGATAAATGACGATATAGAAGCAGGATTAAAAGTCATTCAATCAAAATTTCCCAATACTCCAATGAGCATTGGAATTATGCAAGTAATGAGCGATATTCCCGAAGATACATACGATTATAAGGACAATGCAATTAGGGACAATATTTTCAAAATGGCTAAAGCAGTAAAGGACGGGAACGACCCATACGGAAGCTGTTGGAAGTTACTAGGACGTTTAATCAAGCGTTGGAGAGGGTTTAACAAAACAAGATGGTTGGAAGAGCCTTATCCACCCTGTCTTTCTGGATTAATAATATTCTCTGTTGACTTAAACGGTAATGTTTTCTCGTGTCATAATGCAGGTGTAGTCGCGGGAAAAATCACAGAGCCATACGAAAACTTAGTGAAAAAGCAACTTCAAATGTGGAAACGCTTACAACCGACAAGATGTAGGACGTGTGAACATTTAGATATTTGCCGCAGCCGTTGTCCTGTAGCTATGAAAACCAATGATGGTGGAGAGTATGTACAATGTAAATTCATGCGTGAATTATGGCGTGCCGTAAAAGATGCGGCAACAGAATATGATTTATAGGAGGTAAACTATGGTTACACAAACACCATTAAATATTATTAATGTCTTTCCTAGTGAAGCAAGCTACGAGAGCAACAAAGGAAGTTTAGGTGCAAATGAAATTTCTTTAGTTTCAGGAGTAGGTGTTATTTTAGCATCATACACTTCTGGCACATCATGGTACAGAAAGTGGTCTGATGGTTGGGTAGAACAGGGCGGAACATTTACATCACTGTATGACCAAGCTGTTACGTTAATTGTTCCTATGAAGGATACCAACTATACTATTCTGACTTCAAAAACAAGCATGGGGTCTGCTGTTGTTATTGTAGATAAAGTAACTACTACATCATTTAATGTTCTTGGACGTGGTCAAGGTGGTTCGGGATTTGGTGAAAATGTATCAGGATATTGGTATGTTGCCGGATGGGGGCGTAAATAAAATGATAGGAACTAAGTTTTTTAAAGAGAATTTTGATGACAAAAATTATGCAGATGCCGCTAAATGGTGTAATGCCAATGGCGCAACTATTGAGGATAAAGGTGAATACTACGAGGTAGTAGAAATTCCTGCTCAAACATTTAACGAATTTAAAACTATAAAGCTTACACAAATTGACGAATGGACAGCAGCGAAAACAACAGGAGGTTTTGTCAGCAGTGCCAGCGGAGAACCTGTGCGTTATGACAGCGATTTAGAAACGCAGGTTACTATGCAAGGTATTGCCCTTAATGTAAATACTGAGCAATTCAATGAGAAGTACCCTATTGGTTGCCCTGTTCGTGGGTATAAAGACGGTGAAAAAGAAAAGACAATTCAATACCTTAGTGCCAGTCAAGTACTGCAATGGATGGCTGACTTAAGCATGCATATAGGAGATTGCAAACAAGCAGGCTGGAAAAAACAGGCTGAAGTAGAAGCTTGCAAAACTGTTTTTGAACTCAACAATATAGAATTGTAAGAGGTGATAGATGTGTTTAAAGTTGATGACAACAATATCAGAATGATTAGAGGTGATAGCGGTGTTTTTAACATTAGTATTACCGATATTAATGGAAGGAATGTTGAACTGACTGACAGCGATGTATTAACCTTTACACTCCGACGCACAGCACGTAATTCGACTATCGTTCTGCAAAAAGTTATTGTTAATGGTGAGCTTGATATTAAGCCAGCAGATACTGAAGGGTTGGCGTTTGGAGCTTATGTATATGACGTTGAGCTTCGCCGTGCTGATGGCTACGTTGATACAGTTATTCCGCCACATGAGTTCCTCTTAATGGAGGAGGTGACCTACTAATGAGGTTACATGGTACGCTGACAGTTGCCAAAGGTGAGCTGCATGGCAATTTGTCACCAACTAAAGGCAACCTACATGGAATCTTATCAGCACGGAGTATTGGAGCCGATATTTATGACGGCAAATACACCGTGCATTCCGAAGCACATGAGGTGCAGATATTGCCGACGGCAAACAAACAATTAACAAAAAATATTACTGTCGAAAAAATTCCATATTTTGAAACATCCAATTTATCCGATGGAATTACGGCATACATAGGAAGCGAGGTCGAAGTAAATTATGGCTGAAAAAAATATCTCTAAGGTAGTGTATGGAGGAAAAACATTAATCGACTTAACCGCCGATACTGTTACAGCAGATAAGATATTGAGCACATATACTGCTCACGATAAAAGCGGTGCGCCGATTGTAGGCACTTGCACTTTTAACGCCGATACTTCCGATGCGACTGCTGCCAGCGCAGAAATCCTCAGCGGAAAAACAGCCTACGTCAACGGCGTTAAAATTACAGGCGAGATGAAGAACAATGGTGCTGTCAGCGGTGAAATCAGTAAGAAAGCTGACGAATACACTGTACCAATCGGCTATCATGACGGCGCAGGCAAAGTTAAAATCAGCGCAACAGAGCAGGCTAAAATCATTGCGACAAACATCAGAGCAGGTGTAAGCATCTTAGGCGTAACAGGCAACATGAGCGGTGCTGAGGATGTTAAAGCGCAATCTAAAACAGTTACCCCTAAGACAACAGCGCAGACTGTATTGCCGGATAGCACACAAGGTTTTAATTATTTGTCGCAGGTTACCGTAGAGCCGATACCCTACAATGAGAGCGATAATGCTCAGGGCGGTAAAACTGTTACTATAGGCTAAGGAGTATAAAAAATGGCAGTGAATAAAGTTATATACGGCGGTAACACGTTGGTAGACCTTACCGGTAATACCGTCACCGCTGCCGATTTGGCAGACGGAGTAAAGGCAACCGGGGCCGACGGTAACCCGGTTGTAGGCTTGATGCAAAAGGTAACCATTGACGCTGAGTTGTCGACTACTAGCACTAATCCGGTCCAAAATAAAGTGGTTACCGAGGCTATAGCTAACATGGGCGGTGGTGGTTCAGGAAAATACCTGCCGTTAACAGGCGGCACCGTAACTGGCGGCATCACAGCGACTAATTTCCAGACAGGCACAGCGACAGCAAACTATTTTCAGTGCCGCAAATTCCGCGGCGAGGGCGACGCTAACTCCTACTATCATGCTATAGATTTTGGCTATTCTGGTCATGATTCTGTTGATTTTTATGAATATGACCCCAACTGGAATTTCTACAAATGCCTAACCGGTACAAAATCTGGAGCTGTTTTAGTTGGAAATATCAACGGCAACGGCTGGAACGGCGGGGCACGGCTAACAGGTGCACCGACAGCACCTACTGCGGCAGTTGGAACGAACACTACACAGATAGCGACAACGGCTTTTGTACAGGCAGCTATCCCTACAAACGTATCATCATTTACTAATGACGCAGGCTATATAAAAACTGTAAATAACACTAAACCCGATAGCAATGGCAACGTAACTATTACTGTCAGTGGTGGCGGGAGTGGTAGTGGGGTTAGCACGTCTACACAGAATACATGGACAGCTCAACAATCGTTTGATTTAGCATTGTTGAGCACAGAAAAGTATAAAACAGATTATGCTAGTGGCAATTCTGTAAAACCTACTAAAGTTACGGCTGTTTATAATGCAACAGGTAGCTTTACTCTAGATTTAACAAACTTCACTTATTTATTAAATAGTGGTCAATCATTAGTCTTTACTGCATATATCAAAGCTAGTGCTGATTATCCTCTAACTATAACTAATGGTGGTACACTAAAATACATTGGTAGTGCTAGTGATGTAGCTATTACGAGTGCAGGTTTATTACTTAATATCCTTATAGCATTAGATAATAGCGGTAACAAAACTAGCATCGTACAAGCATCTAAGTTATCATAGAGGTGATGTAACATGGGACTTAATCGTCTATTTATGTTCAAACGTGCTGAGGGCGGTGTGGTTGATGAGAATGTATTCATTATGACTATGGGAACTAAAAGTGGCCAATATGGATATAACGCCAACAGTGGTTACTATGGTGAGGTTACAGGTAATGTTACACATGACGGTAGAGCCGTTACTCTTGTTATGCTGAATTACTACGCTGGATGGCTTGACATTGCCTTCCTAGAAGAAGGCGTTACGAGTGGCAGCCGTAATATCAGCCTTAAGATAACACCTATGGAAACTGGTGTTACCCAATCACTTGCAGTCGGTAAAATTTCATATCAAAGTGCTGCAACAGGTTTTTACACCTATGTGCAACGTGTGCCGTCAAGTATTTCTAGTATGTTTAGTGCCGCAAACGTAGGAAAGAAATTTAAAGTTGAAATAATATTTAATTAAGAGGTGATTTTGATGAATACATACACGTATAAGGCTAACAGCTATAATAACTTGTATGACCTTTCGGAAGCACTAGGCAAAGACGGAATCTTTATTCCTTTGTCAATCAGTGACGATACCTTACAGGAATTAGGTGTAATAGTTATCCACGCCGAAGAACCTATCGAAATCTTGCGTGAACGTAAAATCATGGAATTAAAGCGTCTGCGTGATAGCAAAGAGGTTGAGCCGGTGGAATACGGCGGGTACCTCTACGACTACGACAGTAAAGCCCGTGACAGAATCAGTGCTGCAATTATTGCGTTGGAACTGCAAGGCGAAGGAGCTACAATAGAGTGGACCACGGCAGATAATGCCGATACGCCAGTAACGGCTAACGATTTAAAGATGATTATTGCTGCCATTGCGGTACGCTCAAACAAACTGCATACTGCATATCGTGTAGCAAAAGAAAAAGTTGAGGCAGCAACTACGGCGGCAGAAGTAGAAGCTGTGACAATGGAAGTATGACATAGGGGTGTAATGAAATGATAGAACAGTCTTTAGATGCGGCGCTGAATTCTATTATTAACGTCATATCTGGTTGCGTAATAACGCTACTGATTACTATGTATCGGCAGAAGAAGAAACAAAATGATGCTCTAAAGGCTGGACTTCAAGCTCTTCTGCGCGACAGAATTATCCAGGCTTATAATCACTATGTCCAGGATAGAGGATGGATACCTATTTACGCAAAAGAAAGCATTGACGCTTGTTACAAAAGCTATGAGGCGCTGGGCGATAATGGCGTGATTGACAGTCTGATGGAGCAGTTAAATGAACTGCCTAACTATGATTTAAAAGTACATGATGAAAAATGCAAGGAGTGTAAGTGTCATGCGTAAAATAATTAATATGCTAAAGAAGAACGACAACGCTTATAGCGTTGGCAGAATCTGTGCCGTTATAGGCTTTGCCGTTTGGGTGCTGGTTACTTTATGGCTTGCTTTTTGGGCCAGAACTTGGGGTAACTACGAAAGCTGCACGCTGGGCATGGTAGCGCTGCTGCTTGTGCAGCTGGGCAACAAGGCTATTGAAACAAGAATGTTTAAAGTGAAAAGTGAGGAGCGGAACGATGAGTGATTGGAGCAAAAGCCTTGCGAGAGAAATTGCAAAAGGACTGATTAACACAGGAATTGAAGGCGGCTATGACAGTGTGGCAAAAAGCACTGCATATGATTATCCGTCAATCGGCGTGAGCCAATGGGAAGGCAATAGAGCCAACGAGCTTTTGAAAGCTATCCCCGGCGGCGCAGAGTATGCAGACCGCACTTATATTGATATTAAGGCAAGCGGAGAACTGCCGATGCTTAAAGAGCTTTTGAGAAGTGAAGCAGGGCAGCAGGCGCAATTAGATCAGTTGTCACGTGACTGCCTGCAATATGTAGAAGTGCTTCAGCAAGTGCCGACGTTGGACGATACTAGATGTTTGATTTATGCTGGTATGTGGTGTCCTACGTCAACCTACGTTGTAAAGCGTTTCTTGGAGAATCGTTTTGAACGTGTAGACCTGCGCAGCCTTGAAGCGTTGAACAAACTGTTTAAAACTTATTATTGGATTGCTGCTGATGTTGGTGAACTGTATAGAGCAGGTTATGCCAATAGAGCGCAAACTACTTATGAGTATGTTGCTGGTATTGATTTAACCACGCCTTATGGTATTCCTGCATATGGTGAAGCTGGCAATGGAAGATGATTTAAAGCTCATGCTTTAGATACAGTTGCCGACAAGAGGTTTAGTTATTCTCTCCTATACGTGTAGCATTTTCTGTATTTTTTTGCGTAATAGTCGGTGACACATTTTACAATGATTGGAGGTGATACAATGGAAGAACTGAAAGCATTTGTTATTGACAAGAAATTTGTTGTTGGTTTAGTTGCAGGCTTTGTACTGGGTGCGTTGCATCATTATTTTGCACTCTAAAATCATTCTGAATATCTATCTTACAAGTAGGCTATAAGTTAACGGTTTTGGACAAAAATCACACACAAATTGCATCGCCTATAAGCGTTTTAAAAATAGTGCCGCTTATGATTTATCGTGGCGGAATCTAAAATCACTTGTAGGCGAAATTTGTGCGTCTGACGAGGTTTATTATATTTTACAAATATAGATATTTATATGAGGTAATAATGGAAGATGAAAAAATACAAAAAATTAAAATCGCTGCTGCTTGTACCTTTGGTGTGTGTGTTGCTTTCACTATTTGGTTTGCCGCTCAACGCGTCGGCTGGTTCGCCCCGGTATTCGGACGAAGTGACGGAGTACGTTCTGACGGAGTATCAGTACCAAAAATTAAGCAGCAACTTAGCGGAGCTGAAACGAATCAACGAGAATTACAAAAAACTGCTGATGCAATCGAAGGGGCAGTTGGGAACATCCGACAAGAAGCTGGCGGAGCTAGAGAAGAAATCGGAAGAGCTGAACAGTCTTTGTCTGACGCTGAAAATCAAAGTCAAAGAGCAGGAGAGCTTATTAACGAGTGTCAATCAATCCTTAGCGGAGCTAGAAAAAGAGTACAATCTAAAACAGAAGCGCATTAAAAAACAGCGCAACATAGCATACATAATAGCAGGATGCGCACTGTATGCTGCTATGAAGAATTAAGGCAAAACGAAATGTTTGCTTAAATTGTTTAGTGACTGCCTGTTTGTTGGCGTGATATAATATATCAAATAGATATATTATATGAGGTGATAGGATGAATGATAACGAAAATGTTAAGCAGGAAGTTTTGCCTGCTGGTATGGTAACAATGCTGTTTGCTGAAAACAAAAGAATTATTGATAAGCAGTTTTATATCATGGCTGGAATGTTGTTCGCTAACATTGGTCTGATTGCACTACTTGCTTATGTTTTAAAAAGGTGATTTAATGAAAGAACTGCTAAAAAGCGCGAGGATATGGATGACCGAAAGCTCGCGCCGCTCATTTTATGCAGTGCTTCAAGAAGCGAAGATAACGCCACGGCAAATGAAAATCTGTGAGATGAAATTTGTTGACGGCAAAATGAATTATCAAATCGCAATGGAGCTGAACATCTCCACTAAAACTGTTGACAGAGAAATAAGCACTGCGTATAAGGCTATTAATCGAGTGCTTTCTAAATGAAGTAATCCCCATTAAGAGAAGTGTAAAAGCTTTTCTTAATGGGGATTATTTTTTTTGCTCATTTTTTGCTGTCTGAATCGTGTCTAAATTATGTCCGAATGTATAGGAGAATGTGTCTTTAGCTTTAGGGATTGTTTTTATTGCTACCACTTAAAATATAGGTGAGGTGATAAAGATGTACGGAAATTATTACAATCCTTATGGAGCTACACAGCAGATGCAACAGAGGTTAGCTAATCTGCAACAGCAACAACAACAAATGTATCAGCAACCAATGCCGACAATGATGCCACCTGCGCAGCCGAATGCTTATCCGCCTGTACAGCAAATTAAAGGCAGACCTGTTACAAGCATTGAAGAAGCACGAGCAGCGCAAGTTGACCTTGACGGAACGAGTACATATTTTCCTGCTCCTGCCGAAGGAAAAATTTATGAAAAGCTTATAGGCATGGACGGCTTGCCGATTTTTAGAGTTTATCAGCTTCAGCAGGACGGTGGTATGCAAGCTCCTGCCTACGCTGACAATAACACAGTGCTAGCATTGCAAAGACGCATTGAAAAGCTCGAAGAGCAGATTGGAGGAATGACAAATGATGAACATATTCCAGATGATGCAGATGGTACAGCAAGCAGGAAATCCAATGGGACTAATGCAGCAGTTCGCAGGACAAAATCAGCTAATGAGTAGGGCAATGCAGATGGGGCAAGGAAAGTCACCTGAACAGATTCAAAATATTGTAAGGAATCTTGCCAAACAAAAAGGCATGAATGATGAACAGCTTAATCAGTTTTTAAATCAATTTGGCTTAAAGCTTCAATAGGCGCGCAATGAAGCTTTGCATATATTTCTCGGAGGTGAAAAAATTATGGAAGGTACAAACATTGTTCCGGTAATGGATATGAATCGAAACAACAACTATGGTGACTGCTGGGGCGGCGGTATGTGGTTTATATGGATTATTATCCTGTTTGCTCTTATGGGTGGCTGGGGCGGTAATTGGAATAACCGTGGTAACATGGGTGCTGAAATTTTTGCTAATGGCAGCATGACACGTGATCAGATTGCAGACCAATTTTCCATGCAGGATATTAAAGACGGTATTCGGGGTGTTCAGAATGGCCTGTGTGACGGCTTTTACGCTCAGAACAGCACTATGCTGAATGGTTTTAACGGAGTACAGCGTGACATTATGCAGACTGGCTATCAGCTTGGTAGCGAGATTGCACAAAATCGTTTCACTGCTCAACAATGCTGCTGCGAACAAAAACAGGCTATTGCTTCTCTTGGCTACGAAACTAACCGCAATATCGACGCAGTACGTTACGAAAATGCACAAAATACTTGCGCTATCGTAAACGCCGTCAAAGAGGACGGAGAAAAGACCAGGGCAATTATGGTAGCTAACCAGATTCAAGATTTGAGAGACAAGCTCTCAGACCGCGACCGCGACTTGCAGACCGCTAACTTCCAATTAAGTCAGCAAGCACAGAGTGCTGCTCTCATCGGCACGTTAAGACCTTATCCTCAACCTGCTTATATTACGTCTAGCCCGTATCAGAGCATTCCTGCTAACGTAGCAGGTGCTTGTGGCTGTACTTATAACGCAGGCTAAAAATAATAATAAGTTATGTGCATTAACTGCACTGTATTAGGGACGGTGCAAGCCGTCCCTATTGCTTTAAAAAACGATAAAATTTAAAGGTATCAAGAAAATACCTTGATTGCGTAAAGAGGTGAAAATAAATGATTTGCTACGAAAAATCTTCTTTGAACGCTGCGGCTGTTGCTGCTCAGTCTGTTGCAGCTAATGCTTTTGTTAGCTTTCCTATAAATAATCTTCTGACTGGCGTTGCTATTAAGCATCCTGCTGGTAGCTCTAGTGTTAGCCTTATTCGTGGTTTATACCTTGTTAGTGTAAATGCTGATGTTGTTCCTGCTGCTGCTGGTAATGTAGGCTTACAGCTTTTAAGCACAACGGAAAGCACATCTTCTGTTATTAATGGTGCGGAAAGCATTGTTACTGGCGTTGCTGACACAGCTGTGAATATTTCCTTTACTACGCTGATTCGTGTTCGTCCTTCTTGCTGTGCAGTAAACAACATAACAAGTTTACAGGTACAGGCAACGGCAGCGGCAACAATTAACAGGGCAGCTATTAGCGTGGTTAAACTTGCGTAAGGAGGTGTAGTTATGCACTCCTATAAAGAGTATTGGAACAAGATTATAGGTGATGATACAAAAGAGAGAGCAATGGAAGAAATTGTTTGCAGTGCATTAGAAAAGCTTAAGATGCATTGCCCAGACCTTTTTTATCGCACGTTGTATGACTTGCACTGTGTAGCTTATGGTCCTCATTTCGATGAAGCACTCGCAAAGTTGGCTGTCAGTAAGATGCAGAACACCGATGGCACTAATGGTGAGCATTGGACGTATGAGCAGACCAATCAACTAGCAGAGCAACATAATATTAAGCATAAAGCTGATTGGTATTATGTGCTGAACATGGTGTATAGTGATTATGGAGCAGCGTTTAGCGGCGATACCGGAACACTTGTCAAGATTGCTAAAGCTTATATGTGTGACCCTGATGCTCCTAGCGGAAAAGTCCTTGACTTATGGGTAGCTCAAATGAGAGCAAAGGAAAGACAATAATTATATTATTTGCACCTGCTGTAAGCATATGCTATAATATATGTGTGGTTTGGTTTGAATTTGTTTCCATTTCGGTATCTCAATTATCTTCTTATTACATACGGCTACAAAGAAGCAGGTTTAGTCAGCCTGCTTTTTTGCTTGTGAGTTCCAAATGAGTTCCAAAATAAAAGCAACTAAAAAAATGAAAAAAATAAGTGCAAAGATATTCACAGCGCAATAGAAAACCGCTTGTAAAAAAGTAGTCGATTTAGTAGAATCAATATAGAGCAGTATTTGAGTAATAGAGATTAACGGATTTCCCGTATTAAAGGAGTAACTAAAATGCGTATTGTAATAGCTGGTGCAGGCAAGCTT